ACTTTTCCATAATTATCAATACCGTCGCATACAACATAACAGTTTGTGGGATATGTTTGTTGAAGTACACTTTCTATTGCTTTCCTCAACTCAGGTGCACCTGTAGTTGGTATAATCACTGTTGCCGTCATAATATAATTATTACCTTTTTAAATAAAACAACTCAAATTTAAATTATTAGTTTGTATAGTTACCGATTTTCCATCGACTGGTGCAATGTTATATGGGGATTTTTTACTTGAAGGTATTGAAAATTGCATCTCGAAAGTGAATTGATAATTTCCACCACCCTTATATTGAACTCTTGCACGATATGTAGCCTTCGCAGAAGTGCCAAATCTTGGAACGTCTTTAAGTTTCAATGGATTTTTTGCGCCCATCAAATAAAAACCATGCGTACCAACATTAACGTAATACGTATCTTTTTTATTATAATACTGCTCAATTTTTACCGCAGGTATCTCACCCCTGATATCCGAAAATGTATCCCTATCACGTTCATATCTTTTTTGTGGAGTCATTTTTCCTGCTGTTGATTCCCATAAAGCATCTTTTTCACGCTTGAGTGGCAGTTCTTTCCATTGTGCTTTAATTAAATCAAATAAACCAACTTCTTCGGCTAAATCTCTAATGAATAGTTTTTCAGAATCTTCATCCTTAATATCGCCAAATTTCCAAGGATTATTTTTATCTGAACTATCATATTTTAAAACTAATGAGCCTGCTGATGCGGCAGTTATTTTTAATTCACAACCAGATTTAATTTTTTTATATTGCAGCATTAAATCTGGTTGATTATGACCAGCACCAGCAGGGACAAATGACTGCGGAACTAAACCCATAGGTTTTAGAATTTTTGCGGCATTTATCTCGTATTGAAATCCTTGTTGTGCGGCCATTCATATCCCCAAATGGGAATATTTATGTCACACTTTAAAGCCCTCAAATCCTTTTTTACGAGGTTGTTCCCTAGTACCAAATGTATTGATTGGTTTATCTTGACCTGAATCTGTAATACCAGATTGTGCAGATTGTTCAATATCATACAACTTCATTTTCGCACGATCAATACCAAGAGTAAATCTCTTATAATGTGTCGGATCATTATATCGATTCTTGAGTTGCTTGACCATAATCTGATTCATGCTTTCCAGTTCCTCGGAAGAAATAAGAGCAAACATGAAGTCGGCAGTAGCAGGCAGACCAAACGACTCAGAGGTATCTTCAAGTCCAGGATCGCTGGAAGTAAATCCTGATCGAGTTGTCTGTGTAGCACTAACGATTGGAACTCCAGCCTCCACAGCCAATCCACGCAGTTCCTCAGCGATTGCCTTGACGTATGTATATGAGTTGATATTCGCTCCAGCCTTAATTCTCGCTGAACAGCAAATATTAAGATAATCGACAAAAATGATATCAGGAACAAAAGATCGTTTCAGATTCAACTCATTCAATAATGTCTTGAAGTGTGTAGTTGATGCCGCTGCGGTCGGATATTCTTTGATAATCAGTTTGCCAGTAGTCTTGCTACGGACACGGGCAACTTTCTTATCATACATTTCCTTAGATAATTCAACCAACTCATCTGTAGTCACATTAAGTAAATTTGCATCAATACGTTCTGCAATCTTCTCTTCGGCCATTTCAAGTGTAATGTATAGTACATTTTTACCTTGAACCATACAACTAGCCGCAACGTGACACATGAATAGAGATTTACCTACGCCCGTACCCGCGAGAGCGATATTGAGTGTCTTGTTAGGCAATCCACCCTTAGTAATCTTATTCATATATTCCAAGTCAAAGGGAATTCTTTCCTCTTTTTTGTGGTAGAATTCATACCGCTCATCAGAATTTTCAAGATAATCATGTCCGACGGAAGTATCAAAACTAATCGCCAGAGCATCAGACAAGATTTTAGGAATTGCTCCTTTTTCTTGCTGTTTGTCTTTACCTTCAAGAATAGAAATGGAACCCAATACTGCATTATATACAGCCTTCTCTTGACAGAACTTTTCAGTCTTATCAATTAGCCAATCTAGTTTAGAATCGGAATCTTTATTGGCTACGATTTCCTGTAAGTATGATTCACACTTTTGTACATCGTCTGTTGTGAGAGAATTCTTTTCTCTGACCGAGATACTAAGTGACTCAATAGATGCAGCAGAATTATATTTTAGTGTAAACGATTCAATTTCAGTAAACAGAGTTTTCTCAGTTCGATCCGAAAAATATTCAGATTTGAGGAAGGGCAAAACCTTCCTCAAATATTCCTCTTTATAGATCAGATTCTTTAGAATCGTTTGTTCCAGTTTCATCAATTATTTCCTGTTCAATGTTAGAACTCATTATCTCTACCAAAAGACCACCAATGTAATCCTTAAAATCTTGGTCTTTTTCCATAACCTTTGGCTTGTCGAATGTCGATTCTAACACATCATAGTTGAAAAGTAAATACATTTGATCATCTTTTTCTTCAAATTTGACTTTACCATATTTGAATAGAGTGTCCTTGTATTTGCTTGTAAGCAATCTAACATGTACCGAATTTGCGTCATCCTTAGGATAAATGAAACAATAGTCAACACCTTCATTCATTTTTTATTCCTCCACACTAATAGTTTCTGTAAATAGTTCATCATCTCTCTCATGTATAATTTCTGACATGGAAACTTTATATTTGTTCTCAACAAAATCTCTGAAGGACTTTGAGGTTATGATAGGCAACCAAAAAGCTTTAGTATCAGTTTCTTTAATACGAAACTTCTTTTCTTCGATTTCACCAGTTTCTTTATTGACCTTACTATACCAGCCGTTCGAAGGCTTGATTACATGCCCAGACTCAAGGGCAATGTCGAGTAAGCCAGACCACTTGCTAATACCACCATCAAAAGATACAGTAACAGGGATTTTAGATTTTTCTTTGACATAACGACTCTTTTCAACATTAATAATGAAATTATAACCGATAACTTCGGTACCTTCTTTTTCTTGTTGACGGCCAATAATAAAAATATTATCGGCCGAGTAATATGAACCAGTTCCACCACCAACAATATCTTTAGGAAACATTCCAATTTCTTTGTATGTATGATTAACAACAATCATTGGAATATCTTTCATTGTCAAGTGTGGTGTTACCATTCTAAACAAGGATTTAATCTGTTTTGCACGGGACATATCAGCAACAGATTTACCATCAAGTGCATCATCAACTTCTTTCTTCGATGCAAGATTACCAATCGAATCGATAATGATAATCAATTTATCACCACGCTCAAGTTGAGTAAGTTGAGACATAACATCAAACTTCAATTGTTCAATATCTGTAAGCGGAGTATGCAGAACACGTTCAGTATCAATACCAAATGAGGTAAAATATGATTGTGGAGTGCCAAACTCCGAATCATAAAATAGCAACGCGGCATCAGGATATTTTTCCAAATATGACTTAGCCATCAGCAAACTAAATGCAGTCTTAAAGTGCTTTGATGGTCCCGCCCACATTGTAAGTCCTGGAGTCAAACCTCCATCGAGAGAACCGGATAGTGCAACATTAACAATTGGTACTGCAGTAGAAATCACATCCTTAGCCATAAAGAATTTAGACTTCGAAAGAATGGCCGAATCTTTAATGCTGGTGTTCTTTTTAATTTTATCAAGTATACTCATATTTTACCTTATTTGTTTAACTAAAGAATGAATCGAGGGTGCTAGTTTTTTCTATTTCCCACTTCATGCAATCCAAAATAACTTTAATTGGATCAATAAACGACTTCTCAAATTGCATGTCGTAATCAATATAATCGTTCAAACCAAATTCGACCGGCAATCTTGAAGGATAAGAAATCACAGTATCTTTGAAATGATTGGGCATTTTCAGATACGCGAATTTGAGTTTCTCGCCTTCTTGAATGAGTGGATATTTCTTGGTCAGATTTTTCTCTTTAAGATGGTGATTATAGAGAATTGCACCCTTAACGTGAATTGGCGTTCCTGATTTATATAGTCTAACGGAATCAGAATATTTGGCAAGACCATTCAGACCTCTCGGAAATGATATTTCTTCCGGTGGCAACTTACGAAAGTCTTCCCTAAAGGTATTAATAAATTCATGAATGTCATTCTCTGTGCCTGATAGCATAATCTTGATAGCCTCGGACATTTTCTCACGAATTGCCGATGGTGTTGAAGACTTAACCATCTCCAAACCCATCACCTTCATCTGAGGTTCATTATACTGGACGCCCTCATTATTGTACACATTCATAATATAACGCTTCTTGGCAGTCCAGATACCTTTATCAGCAAGAGCCTCTCGCTTCATTTGCATCTTTTGGTCATATGCATGAACATAATCAGCCAATTCTTTATACGAGTTATCAATGAATGGCTGAATCTTATCTTCACATACCTTATCCATGAACTCAATCGTTTTTAGAATAGGTTGAGTAGTGTCACAAACTTTATTGATTAAAGGACCAAGTTTCAGATAAATTGAATCTGTGTCGGATGCAATAACATAATCCAAATCGGTCTTCAACAAACCATTCATGTATTGATTCAGTTTAGCCTCGATCCAACGAATGGATAACTGTCCTGCGAGTGTAACTGCAAGCGCCATACGCAGATCATAGAACCTGAAGTATTGCGATCCTAGAGCACCATAAGCGGAGTTTAGTGAGACTTTCTTTGCCAACTGTAGATTATCATATCGAGCAATCCGATTTGAAATCTCTTCCTTCTTTCGATGGTCCTTTTCGTTTTCATATTCTTGCTTAGCCTGAAGCATCAGTTTCTTGAACTTCTTTCGGTCAACATACATTTCATCCATCATCTGTGGAAGGAAACCACGAATGTCTGTACGGAAGAATTGTCCGTTAGGAGTCATAGTGACATTTTTAAGGCCCGAAGTATCAATAGATTTCTTCAACATCTTATCTACACCGACACCTGAGGAAATAATATCACGCATTTCTTGAGTATAATCTTCCGGCTCAATAAGAGTCTCTGGTGAAATATTGTATTGCATCATCAAGTGTGGATACAGGCTATTCAAGTCGAATGATGCAACCCAATCATGTTTGCCCACCTGAACTTCTTTAACATATGCACCTTCAAAAGCAGAGTCTTTATCCTTAATAATACGTGGTGGAACAATGATGTTCTTTTCAAGCAAATAAGAATACGTCATCGAATCCCACATACGAGTTTGTGCAAACACATCCTCATAATTGGACTTTGTATCATATGCAAGAGTCAAAGCCAACTCAACAAGTTTCAACTTGTTTTCAAGTTTCAGAATAAGATCAACGTCTTTAATGTTGTACTCAATAAACTTTTGAAAGTTCAACCGATACAGATCATTAAGGTTGTCATACTCATCAAACGAGATTTTGCTTTCACCAATTTCAACATTGGCAATCCTATTAAGTTTATAAGATTCTTGTGACTTTCCACCAGGAGCATACCACTTATACAGTTCAATGTAATCAAGTGAAGAAACTCCCATCATCTCATACACAGTTTGCTGCCGACCCATAACAACGGTCTTTCGCTCAGAGATATAATTCCAAGGTGACAATTTCTTTGCATCATCTTCACCAAGAATTTTACGAAAGCGATTAATCAAATAAGGGATGTCGAAGAACTTTGTATTCCAACCAGTAAGTACATCTGGACACTTCTTGACCCAGAGTTCAATAAATTTCTTACAAAGAGTCCACTCATCCCTACACTTGATATAGGTTTCATCGCCTTGTGTTTCATAAATGCCACAGCCGAAGACAAATGTTTCTCCGCTGAAATACTTAATACAAATTGCAGTAATGGGTTCATTCGCTTCATAAGGATCAGGGAACCCATTCTCAGAACCAACCTCAATGTCGATTACAGCAATCGAGATTTTATCTTGTTCCCAATCGACCATACCTTGATGCTGGTCTGCAATGAAAGCATATTCAAACCTTGAATTGCCATAAATCTTTGGTCCATTATCGACGCCATCAAATTGCTTGATGAAGTCTCGGGCTTCTCGAATATCACCAAAGATTTTCTGGTCGAGGTATTGACCCTCAAGTGTGGTGAATGTGGTTACCTTTTTTGAAGGAACGAATAATGAAGGAGAATAGTCAATCCTCTGCTTAACCCGTTTACCCTCAACAATCCCACGATAAAGAATATTGTTTCCAAAAGATTGTACATTTGTATAGAAAGTTGACATTAAGATTTCAGTAATTGACTCGATGGGAGAATGATGCCGGAACCAAAGATTTGATCATAGTTCTTGGTAAAATCTTCAGCAGGTGTATAATAATACACAACATGCTTTTTGGCAATAGAAATCGTGGTTCCACTTTTCTGTTCGGCGTGAAGGGGAAATGGAGAGAAACCAACATTAGGTTGGCCATTTTGCCCTCGTACAATTGCAATGCCGACTGGATTGCAAAGCACAAATTCGGTTTCTGTTTCAGACTCAACCTCGCTGAGAACATCTTCACCGGTAACTAATTTAAATGCTAAAATATTCATAATGACTCCAAGTTAAAAATGGAGCGGGATATCGGAATCGAACCGATGACGAAAGATTGGAAATCTTTAGTTTTGCCCCTAAACTAATCCCGCAGAGAAGTCATTATATATGAAAATAATACCCATGTAAAGTAAATTCGTACATGTGTACCATATTGGTTGCGGTGCCTCTGAATCGAACAGGTCCTATAGGTTATGAGCCTACCGTGCTTCCATCACACTCGCCCGCAATGTATTTATACGTTGGTACCTTGTGACGGGCTCGAACCGCCGGCTTTCTCCGTGTAAAGGAGACACTCTACCGCTGAGTTAACAAGGCCTTTGTTTATTTTACAGTTTTCAAACTAAATGTCTGTTTCCTATTTAATTCTGCTTCATATGCCATGCGACAATGATCTTTCTGTAAGAAGAACAGAGTATTGATCACCTTCTCGGCAACAAACCAAACTTTCTTGTCGTGTAATCTGTATGAACGACTAGATAGAGTCTCGTCTGCCCAACCACCCAATACTGCATTGGCTAGTTGGTCTACTGCCACCAATACTTGAATAACATATTGTTTCGACATTTTATTATCCTTCGTAAACCGCAATTACATTATCAATGTGAACTTTATAAATTTCATGGTCAAGTTTGGCGGATTCGTTCCAATTCACCAGCAACTTATCACCAACATTTACTTCGTCCACATCTGATGCAACAGCAATAACTCTTGTAGTATCAGGCTCTTGTGAAGACTTCAATAGAATGCCTGATGCGGTAATCTTTTCACCCTCAACACGTTCTACAATAATATTCCGACTAAGTGGGGTATAATTCATAATATTCCTTTTAAGTGGCCAAAACTTCTTTCAATCTATCTGCAGCATAACTTGCAGCAAACGCCTTAGGTTTAATCATAGGAGTCACATTACAAGTGCCTTTAATATATCCAATCGCTTGTTGCACAACACATGATGAACCATACATTTGATTTGGATTAATATCTAGGTGAACCTCCACATGACGGTCCTCCAAAACAACAGCAAGTCTCTGGAATAAATCAGAAACCTTATACACCTCATTCATTAGGCGCATAGATGGTTTACTCTTCTTCTGATCAAAATCTTTCTCTCTTTGCACTTCACCAAAAATTTTACAACCATGACACCCATCGATGTGTATGACAACAGCTAGAGTATAATCGGCATACCAAACATTATTAATTAGAAGTCTTTGAGAATCGGCGCCAAGATATACTTTAGTTTCTGGACCTTGTGCGTCGATAAACTCTTTCACCTTAGCAATATTCAGTTTCCTCATATCGACTCCAATTAATTATTTTTTGGCCTCTCGCCAGGGAATCGAACCCCGTCCAAGACGTTTGGAGTGTCTTGTGCTACCGGAACACTTGCGAGAGTCTGTATATCTTCTTTCTTTTTAATATCACGGGAGAATATTGCGTCCCAACGGTTTGCATATTCTTCGTTACTAACACTAAATGGTCTCGGTGAAGAACCTTTGCCGCCGTCAGACATAACACACTCCTTTAAAAATGGCTCCTCAAGAAGGACTTGAACCTCCGACCCAAGCATTAACAGTGCTTTGCTCTACCGACTGAGCTATTGAGGAATGGAGCGGGAACCTAGATTCTCACTAGGATTGTAGGTGGACCCCACAAATGTTTAAAACTCCCGCATAAACTTTGGTGCCCCATGAGAGAATCGAACTCCCATCCCCGGATTACAAAACCGATGTTCTACCATTTAACTAATAGGGCGCAGAATTACCAGACGACTGCTTCTTTAGTCACTACTCGTAAACCAAGATTTAGCAATGTCAATGCGGATGCTTGCAGTTCAGGACTTAGAATAAATCCAAATTCAATTTGCAAATACATTCCTGAAAGGGCTAAAAGATTAAGCCAAACAGTCTTAGAAAAATACCATTTCTTTTCCATGTAAACTCCTTATAAAAAAATTATTCTAACACATTATATATGTTATGTCAATGGCGGTTTCAAGGGGTAACGATCCCCTTCCTCATGCGTGACAGGCATGTATGCGTCCATGAACACTTTGAAACCTATTTATTGATACAATTGCAATGTTGTATTTGTTTTCGTCATATCAGCACAAGTATAGGTCTGATAACTATTTTCTAAATTTTTCGGCATCACTATCGACTCGATTTCGGCATCAAATAGTTTAGCCACATCTAAGAAACTCATAGTTTTACCTGTACCAACATTCCAAATACCAGATTCTTTAACATCTAAGAATTTTAAATGAGTATCTATGACAGTTTCTACTGGAACAAAATCTCTATGATATTCATCAGAAGATTCGAATACTTTAATCACACCAGTTTTTGCTTGTACAGCAAATTGATGAAACGGACTGGCTTGTGACCCTTTATGATCTTCACCTGAACCATAAACATTAAAATATCTAAAACCTTGAACAATATTAACACCCTGATTATGCTTGGCATATCTTTCAAAGAAATATTTACTCCAAGAATATCCCGTGCGTGGATCAACTGGACTATCTTCTTTAAATTCATTCAGTAAACCGTACACGCTGGCCGAACTGCTATACTGAAGATTCACATTATGCTTTTTACACTCTTGATGTAATCTCATACTAAAGTCATAATTTTGAATGTATAATTTATTTGCGTCTTTTTCAGTTGTGCTACTAATGGCACCAAAGTGAATCACCCAATCTTGTCCTTGTACTCCAGGCCAATCTTCACCCCATTCAAAGGTGGTTACTGTATGACCAAGTTCAGTCAAGGTTTTCACCATATGGCCACCAATAAAACCTCTATTGCCTGTAACTAAGAATTTCATATGCTTCCTTAAACTGGTGCGTCTGGAGGGAATCGAACCCCCATTCATGCTTTAGAAGAGCAATGTCCTATCCGTTGAACGACAGACGCATAATGGTAGGAGCGGTGGGAATCGAACCCACATTCGCCGCCTTATCTAGACGGTGCTTACGACTTTATAAGGGTCGCCCATAGGCCAATATTAGCAACGCTCCCATTAACTTTGGTGGGTGTCCAGGGAATCGAACCCCGTATGCCGTAAGGCGACAGATTTACAATCTGCTGAAGTCACCAATGCTTCTCGACACCCATAACTTTGGTGCGGGTAGCCGGAGTCGAACCGGCACGCCTAGGCGAGAGATTTTAAGTCTCTTGTGTCTACCAATTTCACCATACCCGCAAAAACTTGGTGCCCCAGAGGAGACTCGAACTCCTAAAATTTGGCTTCTAAGACCAACACGTATACCAATTCCGTCACCGGGGCTAAATTTTTTGGTGGGACGTGCGGGATTCGAACCCACGACCAATAGATTAAAAGTCTACTGCTCTACCGGCTGAGCTAACGTCCCGATGTCCACCATATTGAAGCACACTACAGGACATCCCACCCCCGCCTAGGATTCACACCCACAGGCTGCTATGTTTTCTAATGTGCTTCAATATGGTATCAAACCATATTTTGATTTTTTAAAGAACTCGTTGATTTCTCAACGCATGAATGTATTGTACATGAACCAACACATTTGTCAAGAACTTTGTTGTTGTATTTTAACAACGTCACCAATGTCTTATAACACCAGCAACAATAAAGAAATTTGTTATGATGTAACACAGGACAATCAATGTGCGAACTATTGCAATCCTATCCGCATCAGCATCTGTTTTTCCGTGTTTTTCACCTAGGGCTTTTGCCCACAGATACCATATTTTTTTCATATTTTTTGGAGGAAATGGTGAGATTCGAACTCACGGACCCTTACGAGTCTCCTGATTTCAAATCAGGTGCATTCGGCCGCTCTGCCACATTTCCGGTTTTACCTTAACAATTTAATACTTTTTGAATCTTTTTCTAAAATTTTTATGACATTTTTCAACTTACCATCAAATTTGATAGGATCATCCGAAAGTAAAATGTATATAGGACCCTCTTCTTCAGATACCAAGGTGTGGTTATAAAAAGTTCCAGTAAATTTAATTTTATTAAACGTAGCAGTAACTCTATCACCAAACTTAAATTTACATGTTGTTGGTCGGTCTGCTATGAAATATTCAGATAGTTTCACCGGCATCGTCCCACAATTCAAGTTGATCGAATGACTTCTCTTGAATTGTCTTCTCACCAAAGAACTTCCGTGGATTACCACACATCACACAATTCGAATTTCCACAGTTCATAGCTGAACATTTATTCAAACGGTGCGGTTGCTTCTCTAGCACTGGAACATTTCCTGACCTAGCCTTTATCAACTTTTTACGGCGCTCAATGTGAACGTCGTCATCATACAACCGGCGGCTATGCTTTTCTTTATCTTCTGGTGTACTCATAATTTAATAATTGGATGTAGTGAATTATAAAAATAAATTGATAGAAACATGAAATAGAGACAGACAAAAATCAAACCTCTACCCCAAGTCAACAACGACCCAAAGAACAATCCTATTACGATGGATAACAGGTTTAACGAAAAAACATCAATGGAGAAGAAATTCATAATATAAACTCATAACACAGAGGACTCAACTATAGCACAGAAAAATCATCTTGGCAAGTTTTCCAGGCTATAGGTTTGTATGCAATTGGTGCGTCTAAGTTGTTTATGCCCTCAAAGACTTCCCACAATTTTTCGGCCGTGGCAAATTTTGACATCATTCCGACCTCGTAACCGTGAGCCTCTAGTTCCCAAGGAAGCGAATAATAGTCCATTAAAGTGTAATCTATCTTCTTGGTTTTCCACTTATTCAAATCTTCATTCATCTCGTTATAGACAAATTGCTTCACATGAACCATTTCGTGTGCGAGTGTGGATAAAATCTCCCTTGCACCTATTCCTGGATGTATTTGTATTAGGAATACTCTAGGATCATTAGAATTGTTATATTCAACTATGGATGTTGTGCCGTATACATCCATTTTACTATTAAACTTGACGGTAAGTGACAGGTTTTTATACAGTCTTTTGTTCGGAATCAAATATTTACCATAATAATCTATTGCACGGGAGACATAAGGTTTAAATCTTTTGTCTGTACATCCTAGTATTTTAGTATGCATGTTGACCTCCATTATTTAATATCCATGGATATTTAGAATAAAGGAGATGCTAGATTTTCAATACATCAATTCCACAATCATTCAAAAATTTAATTCCATTATCGGACCTATAAGTGTTGCGATAATAGACCTTTTTTATTCCTGCAGTATATATTTGTTTAGCACAATGAATACAAGGTGAATGTGTAATGAACATTACCGAATTATTACCGGATTCTGTACACTTGGCAAGTTTTGCAATAGCGTTTGCTTCCGCATGAATCACTTCATCTTTAGTGACCCACTCTCGATTTCCTGGAACATCCATCAACGGAGTACCATCAATCCAAATTACATCCTCATATTCACATTCATTTGTCCAACCTGAGGGCATACCATTGTATCCGATAGAAATGATCCTATCCTCTTTAACAATAATAGAACCAACTTTTAAACGCCTAGCAGTAGACAATTGCGAGAATCTCTCGGCAACGTCCATATACGCATCAATAAATTTTTGTTTCATATTAATTAATTGGTAGGCCGGGTGTGAGTCGAACACACTACCAACGGATTATGAGTCCGCTGCTCTAACCAACGTGAGCTACCGGCCCATATATTATTTTGTAAAGATATCTTCAACATAAGGTTCGAGACTATCTTTACGCATATAATGAATAGTCTGATGTTTATCTTCTGGCTGAGATTTCAAAACAGGAACGAAAATAACATCTTCAATTATACGCACATCCAAATCTGGATGAGTATAGAAAATTTCTTCAATATTGAATTTATTACGTACCTTTTTCCAAGGACGAATTGGAGTATCTTGAGTATGTTTACGCTTCATAATATAACAATTAAGTTTTGTTCAAATTAGTGTATCACAGATCAGTAGACTTGGCAAGCGGTGGGGCATTGCACCCCACCACTTTTTTACCTATCAGTCTTTTTGTTTGATCTGAATTTTCTTAATAGCATCTTGAGTCTTAACAATGCTTTCCAACCAAACTTTAAGCATACCGTTAACCAATTCAGCATCCTTAATTTCTACCTTGTCGGCTAGAGTAAATGAACGCTCGAAGTTTCGGTTTGCGATACCCTTATAGACATATTCGGTTTCTGGGTCGTCTTTACTTGCACCCTTAATAACCAACTTATTGCCATCCAATGTCATTTCAATATCGGTCCTAGCAAAGCCAGCAACTGCCATTTCAATGACGTACTTGTTGTCTTTTACTTGTTTGATATTGTATGGAGGATATCCGACGGCTTTTGCTGATTGCTCCGCTACCTTTCTAATGGTCTCTAGAGTATCATCAAAGCCAACGGAATATGGCTGGAAACGGGTGAAAAATTCTTTACCCAAAAGGTCATGAACATAAGTCATATAATTCTCCTAATATATAGCGAGTTTAAAAATTGTTACCCCGAAGGCGTAACGGTTAAATCCAGCTTACTTTATACTGGGTCAACTAACGAGTGACAGTGAAATTTCTCGGACGCCTATTACCGTTAAACGTCAAAACGGCCCTAAGGTGGGCAAATTGGCCCGAGGAATTCATATCCAGCCTGACCTCGGACTGCTGGTTCCCATCCCGATGGGACTTTTTATTTATATCAGTTTCTAGACTTTTTACCAATATTATATTTCGGAACTAATTCCCAATCACGTTTTTCTTTATGAGAGATAATCTTGATTTGAGAAATTGGAATCGGTAGTGGATTTTCAATCTGTTCGAGATGTACAATAGTTACCAATTCCCAATCATCTAGAAGTTTAGCAATTGCATTCCTACGAGAAAGATCGTTCTCAGTAATATCTGTAGGTTTGCCATCTAACGCAAATAATTCTTTAAAATGTACAATATAATACTTACCCTGTTTATGTAATATATGACAGGATTGGTATAAGATATTATCTTTTTTGGAAGCTACACCTATGCGTGTTAGAGTTTCTCGGACTTTCAGAAAATCATCCTGTTCATTAAGTGTTACTTCAATTAAACTATTAATTGAAATCATTACTTTGTCACTCCGCCTTTGTTTGTTTTTGCTTTTATTTCAGCGACTTGTTCATCTGTTAAAATACGTAAGGCTTCTTTTGCTTTTTCATTAGAATAGCCAAAATACTGCTTAACACATTCTATGTCCTTATCAATCTCAGACTTCTGCCACGGTTGATACTTCCGCTTCATAGGTCTAATTGTATTTAGAAGATACTGGTATTGCATCTCCTTATCAATATTAGGACGAAGATTCATTTCATTCGCATAAAGCACACAATCAATATGATATGACAATGCTCGATTTACAATAAACGGTGCATACTCCTTATAATCTAGTTCCTCATCTTCCTTTTTTTTCTGTAAAATCAAATTAACATAATCAAAAGGACTCATTTTACTTGAACTCTGCGTCAACCATAATTTCTGTCAAACATGCAATAGTATTAATTTCTTGGTCTGCAACAAATGCAGCCTGATATTGATACTTAGCAAGAATCAGTACCATCTGAGGTACTGAATTGGGCTTCAGCAATTCATACAATGAATCATAGAGTTTACGATACATCTTAACCGGATCATTATCCAGATTGTTCGTAACCCATTTACGAGCAGAACCGAAGTCTTTCTCTTTGAGTGCTTTGATTAGAGAATCAATCTGAATATCAGAAACACTGGCCAAAATACCCTTGTCGATGACTCCAGAAACCGAATACCGCTGAAGTTCATTTAGAACTCTACGATTATCAGGAAAGTGCTTGGTGATAATGGACGCAACAACTTCCTTATCATACTTTACATTTTCTTGCTCAAGAATCCACTCAACTCGCTTAAAGAACTGTGTTGCAAGTTTAGCGCGGCTGCCATTGATTTTGAAGTCAACGACAGAACACCGTGAGTGAATAGGATCAATGATCCGGTTCTTGTAATTACAAGTAAAGATAAAAGAACAGTTTGAAGCATACTCCTCAATGGCTCCTCGCAGAGCAGGTTGCGTGGAGTTTGGATTGAGATAGTCGGCTTCGTCAATGATAATGACTTTACGACCACCAGAAAGACTTACCGAGGATGCATAATTTTTAATCTTGTTACGCAAAACATCAATACCGGACTCATCAGAGCCATTGATAACAATAAAGTCACAGCCAACCTCATTACAGAGGGCTTTTGCAATTGTCGTCTTACCGACACCGGCCGAACCCGATAGTAGAAGATTGGGAATCTCTTTACGGCTAACATAATCCAAGAAAGTGGATTTGATAGAGTCCGGTAAAATGCAATCTTCAACCTTACGTGGGCGATACTTCTCCACCCACAAAACATGCTCGTTCATTCAAAATCTCCATAATATAATAAAAAAAATCAATTAGCCAATTTTGCTGTCTTTGGCTTCAAATGCAATCCAATATTGAATGTCATCCTTAACATTCTTGAAATGCCCAATACCTTTGAATGAAATAGTAACCTTGTATGATCCAGGAATCATCTTCAAATTATCAGTCTTGAAAACGATCTTATAAACTTTACCATCATTAACTTCAGCAATGGTAATAGAGTTTGTGTGTGCAGAATCATTTGCTGCATCAAAAGTTCCGAGAGTAATAGTAGTACCATCAGATTGAATTGCAATATGTGGCGAAGAAAGCACACTCGAAGTTTTCAGAATTTCTTCATAAACTTCTGCGTCCATTTCAAACGTGCAATCCTCCGAAGGAAGAGTGATAGTCTTATCAGGTGGAGTGACAATCATTTCCTTTGCAGCCATACGATACTTAATCTTACTACGACCGCTACGGAAAATGATATTAGACTCATCAAATTCCAGTTCAGTCTTATCCTTGTACAAAGAATATACGGACAGAAATTGATTCAGATCATACACACAAAAATCTTGAGGGAAAGAATCCTTCAAGGTGGCTTCCGCCAACACAGTCTTGCTAGACGAAACCGTAGTAAGTTTATTACCTTCACGGAAAAGAAGACTCTCATTGATACTGGAGAAATTCTTCAATACCGTCAATGTTTCATTTGACAATTTCATTATTAACCTCACACTTAATGCGTTCAATATAAACAGCAGCATCCAGGAGTTCTTCCTGGAGATGCTGCAACCATCCCAAAAGATCAATGTCAGTTCGTTCAGTCGTGACACCGTACTTAGTATAGCCTACTTCCATACGACTTGTCAACTGTTTTGTGACATTGATTACATTTTTATCAATCATTACATTTCACCAACAAAATTAGCAATCGCCGGCATATCTCCCTTGAAGTGATATGTGCCGATGTGTTCAGTCTTCATCCATGGGCAAAGATGAATCTTGCCACCAATATTACGCCACCATTGACAGAACATATAATCTTCAGACAAATATCGCTCGGAGGCTTTATCAATCGTAGTATCGAAGTATGCATGGATATAACGAGTGCCGTCGAAATTGGCTTGTCCTAGATGGTCTGGACGATACTTTAGGTGCGGATATGCTGTGGCAAATTTAGGAAATACTTCCCTCTTCACCATCATGAATCCGGTACCAATCTCCAAAACTTCAAGAGGTTCGGTAACCTGAAATTGTGCAGTACCCTTGACAGGATTAAACACGAAGTCGCCGGCAACTCTTTCAAGGTCCTGCGCTTCAATATCAGGATTTTTACGAATCGCGGTCTTTACCGATTTCCATTTAATGGCTTTCTTAGGGTATGGACCGCCGATGACATCCTTATCAAGGGCCAACATTGCAATAACATCTTGTGGATTAAAACAAACATCAGAGTCAATAAACAGCAAATGTGAGCAATCTGACCGGTCAAGAAATTCATCCACAAGATAATTTCTAGCCCGAGTAATTAGGGACTCATTAAACAAGAATGAGAATTTAACTGGAACGCCATATTGGATGCAAATCGATTGCAAGTCCAAACAAGCCTTCATATACATACCGTGATTTTGACCACCGTACATTGGCGTAGCAACAAACAAACTTTTCTTTCTCAACTCATCCGTTGAAATTTTAATTTCCATTTTAACTCCATTCAATCATAAAAAAAGAGGAAGCCACCGTGAAGTGACATCCCCTTCATATCGGTCAGGTATTAAGCAGTGAACGAATATCCAGCACTCAGAGCAGCCTTAACCATAGCCTTGGTTGGTGTACCAAGACGATAGAAATTGATCTTACGGCCATCCTTCAAGTGCTTGGTATTAGTGTAAATGCAATTACCTTCCTTGCGAAGTTCTTCAATTCGTGCTGAAACGTTCTTAACACCAAAACGCTTTTGTGCCTGAGCAACGGTAAAAGTGTTATAGCCGCTGGTCTTCTTGAGAGTTTCCAACATACGTTCTTTAGCAGACAATTTAGTATTCATTATAAAGTTCCTTATTAAAAATTAAATATTCCCGTTTGAGCGAGAAATCACATCATACACCTATATAGTGTAGTTGTCAAGCATATTTGTGGTATACTTGACTTACCTGCCGACCTGATTGAGATATTTTGCCTTGGTTTCTTCCCAAGACAGGTAAATCAAATCGTCATAAAACAAAGATTCTTTCGAAACATTGTTTTTCTTTTTCAACATCGAAATACGGCCCTTCGCATATTTGGTTTTCCAAATATTTGCCAAGGTTTCTCCACTTGTATCAAATGATTTAATTAGACTGGATTCACCAATTTCTTTACGTAAAAACTCATTGGTGTTATCATACAGAGGAGAAAAATAGATACCTCGTTGATGTTCTGTGCGGATCAATTCTTTAGGAATGCCGAGTTTAGAGTAAGCGAAATTCAATGAACGATTCTTGTGATCTCGTTTTAGTGGCAGACCTTGTCCATTCTTTGCTTCCCACCACTCGAAGTATTTCCTGGTATGATTCTCTTTGATCCATTCATAGACCATTTTTGAGGTCGCACGTTTAGGTTCAAATGCAACAGAACCGGAAGAAAACCCCATCTTGTTCCAATGTTCCAAACCATCATACTGCGAAAGACCACCAGATTTGGTATTACCATACAAAGAAGTTGTGGTGACACCAACTAATACATCCTTATATCGGGCCTTCCAATCACGCTGAACGGTATCGGATAGGCACATCAATGCGAGTAGTTTACCGCCCATGTAATTGAAACCCAACGGCTGCAAAGGAACAATAGTTGAACCGATTGCAGTATGATTAATCATACCTTGTTGTGTTTTAACATCCCTAGGCCATCCAATTGCAGTATCTCTAGGAGTCAAATCAAGAAAGTCTGAGGAGATGCAAATCACACCAAGGTACTTTTTCGTAACATCATCCTTTACCGTGTAGAATAGATTTCTACCAATC